GTGTTATTTTTCGGAATGGCAAATTTAAAGAGCTTGCCAAGGTTTGAAATACCGACACAAAAAACATTGTCCTCGGAAATACATTTGTACGGCAAATCAATCAGCGGACACATGCTATTGCCGGCAAGAGATACTGCGTTCATTTTGACGGTTGCACTGACGATTACGATGTCACCAATCGTCTTATATGTACAGTTTGCACTTTTGATTTTATCCGCGACGGTTGAATAAGGTGTAAGTGTTGATGTACCGCTCTCTATGTTGGCAGAATCGTATTTAGCGGCAAGAAGCTCGTTCGTCTCTTCTGATGAGTAGAGTTCATTTGCCTTGTAATAATAAGCGTCAAGATATTCAATGCTCGGATAATTAGCGCTACTATCAGTAATGTCAGTTTTGGAGCTTACTTTGTTTGCGTTGTCCTCTTTTGATTTAAGTGCATTGACTACATCTGTTGCATTAGCCTTACCTGCAAGAGATGTTTCTGCCGTCTGCATTCGTGCTGATAACTGACTGACCGTGCTTTTCTCTGCTTTGTTGGTTACAGCAGAATCAATCCCGTTAAGCCTTGCGTTGAGGTTATCATAATCACCCCGTGCCGTGGCAACCTCTCTACAGATTTCAGCGGTCGTGCCAGCGCTGTCTTTATTGATCATGCTCTTGTCAAGAAGACTTGGAGTCACTTTAACTTTTAAAGCAAGCGGTGTATTCAGCACCTGCGTTTCACCGTTTGCAATCTTAATTTCGATTGCCAGGAAACCCGACATAGACTTGAAATCTTCGAGCGGAACAGTAATAACATCTGCCGTGCTGTTCAGTGTGCAAGCGACTGAATCTGAGATTAAATATCCATCAGTTGCAAAGGTTGCAGTTACTGTGCAATCTGCAAAGGTCAATTTTTCACCGCTTGCCGTTAAAGTAACATCAAGATAGCGTGTTGCTTTATCGTTGACATTGACAACACCAACAACATTCGGTGCGTTGCGGTCATTTACATCAATTGTAATTGATTTATGTTTCATACTAATTGCCATTATCTTTTAAACCTCCTTTGAATTTTGAGCAAATCAGACATTGACATACTTAAGTCGCCGATTGTGATTTCTTTATATTTGTGTGATACGCTGTCGTAGACAGTTTTTGAAATTCTTCGGCTGAAATTCGTGCCGTCCGGCATCACTATCGTCACTTCGTCGTAGAGTTTGATTGCATTCATTTTTGTAAGCTCGTTTTCGAGGGTAACTTTTATGCTCAGCGTTTCCGCTGTTTGTTCTGTTGAATAGTTGTAATCGGCGACCGCATTTCGCAAGGCATCTCTGACTTCTTCGTAGTTTTCGCCTGTGCTTTTATTTAAAGTGAATCTCTTAATTTTGCTCGAACAATCATACAAATATGTGTTTTTTATGCTCCTTTTTAAACCTGTTTCATACGGTTCAAAACTTGACACGACCACTTCATCTTTATCTGTAGTGCTGCACCTCGCATAAGGCATCACATGTGTGTAGTAGTTGCCGATTTCGGCAGATTGTTTAAAATCTGACACATTAGCGCCGAAAGCAATTCGATAGCCGCTTTTCGCTCCTGCTGTGGTGATTTTTTCAAAATAAATATCAAAATTATCAAAAAACAAAACACCACCAAACTGATTTATCAACCCTTCATCGTCATTTTTAAAAATTTCCTCAAACTTTACCGCTTGTGAATATCCTAAGGAAATTGTTTTCTTAGTTGTGATTGACGAATTGAAGTTAAACCATCTATATGGAACATCGGTGAACCACATATATAAGGGTTTTCCGCTTTGGCTATAATCTCGCATAAAATGGTCAATAAGCTCTTTCGGTGTGCCATACATTGAGCCGTCCGTCGCACGAGGAATTGTTCCGTTTTGAAAAAACATTCTTGATGCATGTTCGCCCGAAACGGTCAAGTCACCGTTTTTGTCAATTTCAATTTTGGTCACATAAAAAAGCTGTGGTTCAGACACATTGTTTACTTTCGCTTTTATGTACGATGTTATTTTTATTTTTGAAGCAAGCTTATCCGTGCTTTTAATCTTCGCACTAAAGCTGTACGCCCCATTATGTTCCATCGTGGTCAAAAACTCGGTGCATTCAGTCAAAAAACCGAAACCGTTAGAATCAAACAATGGTGTTGGATTCTTGTAATAGTCAGCGATGTTATACAGAATAGGATACATCACAATCTCCTCCAGTTCGGCTTAATTTCAATGTCAGTAAACGCATTTGCGCTTTTTCCTGAGAGTTTTATTTTATTCCAACCGGGCAAAAGCGTCGGAAACTCTGTACAATTTATGCAATTGTTCGCCAAGCTCGTGCCATTATCAAAAGAAGCGGACTGCTGTTCGGAATCAAGTTCAATATAATCCTTATCCGATGATGTTTTAACCGTTAAAGTTTGATCATCATTAACCGTCAGCGTCAACGGATTAACTTTTGTGTCTTTATTGATAATCTTGATGAAAGGCTCGGCGGTGTAATTTTCAGGGTTGTAAATTTTGATTTCTGCGTTTTGTGTTGAGGTCAATTTTGGTCGGATAATCTCCTGCCCTAAATCGCTATACCAAAACGGCACTCGGCTGAAATTTATTGTTGTTGACAAGCAAAGTGGGGCAACCTCTTCTATTGGCTCAACCCCTGTGCAAATCGCTTTTGTATAATAACCGGGGTTATATGAATCCCTAAAGATTTTATACTCGCCGTCCCAAACGGTAAGCCATTCGGCGAGTGCTCTTACAAGCTCTGCGTTATTTTCGTTTGGTACGATGTACGGGTAGCTGTTGACTTCAAGCTGCATTTCAACATTGTCAAAAACACCGTTATCGGAAATCACTCCGCCGTTTTTTCCATAAACAGAGATAAAATCAAAATTACGCTTTGCAATTTGATATTTAGGAGGTGTAGCTATAAAAAAGCCCAATGTTCGTAAATCAGTACCGTTGTATGTAAAACTATGCCTCATCTTTAACCTCCCCACTTCGACGCTTCACCATCAAGGGTTTCAACAATTGCAGCGGAAACACGACGGTTAAAATCATCAACATCCATGTCATTATTAATTACCACATCCCCAGCGAGCTTAATTTCAATCGTAGGTGAATTTGTAACAATTTTCGACATCTGACCATTTACCGCTGCGTTTTGACTTTGGGTGCGAATATCCGCGAATTTATTGTTAATCGATTCGATTGGATCACCTTCAACTGCTGACAGGGCTCTCGAAGTTAAAGACCTTACTGTTTTTTGCGTTTCAGCAATTTCATCGGCGATTCCAAGACGATAACCCTCACCGAAGTAAGCTCCAAGTTTTCTCGTCTTTTTTGATGGTGAGTGTGAATCCTGTGCATTTGCAAGAGAAATAAGACCTGTTTCGGCAAGTTCTCTTGCCTGCCTGTTCATTTCAGCATGAAGACTTCCCGTAGGCCCGCCTTCACTCAGACCTTTAATATAGCCTTGAGTAAATTCCTTACCTTTTTGATAGCCTTTGCAGTAACTTCCCGAAAGACTATCTTCGGTTTCATTAAGAACCTTTTTGCCTGAATCATCAACTTTTTTAAGAGCCTCTTCGTCTTTCATACCGTTGCTGACGCCCTCTGTGCCGTTTTTACCGGCAGTTTCGCCGTTGCCTTCAAGTTTATTGAGTTCAGCGGTCGCCTTATTGACAAGCTCGTGTGCGTTATCAACCATTTTTTGAGTTACACCCGGTTGATTTTCGTCCATTGCAGTTTTTAGTAGCTCGTAGTTTGCGGTAAAGTTTGCAAGCTGATTTTCAAGGCTCTCTCTTGAACCTGTTTCAGCATCAATAAAACCGTTTTTGATTTTCTGCTGTTGTGCGTTGATTTCGTCAGCTTTACCCGTTGCGATTGCGGCAACCGTGCCGTACATATCGGTGTACTTAGCAAGTTCGATTTCTGCTCTTTCCTGCAACTCTTCGGCTTCTTCGACCTGGTCTTTTGTTACGCCTTCAACACCGTCTTTGTATGCCGTTTTTAGGTTCTCGGCATTTGTCTTAAAATCATTGACCTGCTGTTCGAGAGCAGCTTTGTTACCGGTGGTATAAGTAACAATGTTGTTAGACAAGTCCGACATAGCGGCTTTAATTTCTTTGGTGTTACCTTTAGCAGTTACCGCTGTGAGATTCTCATAATTTTGAATTGTGGTGTTATAATCAACTACTTTTTTCTGATATTCTTTATACTTGCCATCTGCTTTGTCAAACTCTATTTGTTTAGCCTTTAAATTGTTTTTGGCTTCATTTTGCGCCTCGCTGTAAGCTCTTCCGACGGATTTTGATAAATCTTCAAAATGTTTATACATATTTTCGCCGTTTTGAAAATCTTTGAGTATTTTTGAATAATACTGCTGAGATATTTTGCCGTTTTCAAAACCCCAGCCTGCATATTTCAAAGCCGTTTGACCTGGCGAAAGTCCAGTGACACTCATTTGTGTAACTTTCGCCTTAGCTAAATCTACATCTTTTTGTGCGCTTTTTTTTGCTACATAGCCATTTGTAACATCATTTTTTGCGCTTTTTAAGCCTGATACAGCAGTTTGATAGGGCTCTTCAAGTGCCGATAACATTGCAAGCGCTTTTTTTGATTCAAGTGCATCATCAATTGAGCCTTTAAGGTCTTTATAGGACTGAATAACATTGCCGTTCCAAGTGATTTCATCGCCTGTAACGCGGCTCAATTCATTGGTAATAAATTTTGCTCTGTCCTCGTAACCTTTTTTGACTTTGCCGTTTTGGTCTACAATGCCCTGTAATTCTTTCCATAAGTCATTATAATAGTCAAATTCGTTTTCAACTTCTGATGCAGCATCTTTTTTGCTCTGCACATATTCATCGTTGGCATCTTTAAGCTCTTTGATTTCTTCTTTTGCTTTTTCCTGAGCTTCGTTAAGTTCTTCTTGGGATTGTTTTGCACTGTCGTTAGCCTCTGAAAATGCCCAAATTTCGCCTATAGCACCAACAACTAAACCTGCAACTAATCCCCACAAATTTGCTTTTTGAGCAGTGTTAAGTCCCTCTTGTGAAATTTTAGCGGCATCTGTTGCCGCTTTCAAAGACTTGTAAGCTCCCCACAGATTTTTGATTTCTGTAACTATTTTAGTGGCCTTTTTACCCGACCAAATAGCAGTAGTTAAAACACCAATCTGTTTTAGCGTTGGAATAATATCATCTGTATGCCTGCTCGCAAATTTACAAAGTTTTTTTACCTCGGGGAATAATGATTTGCCGATAGGATTAATGACATCAGTTTGCACCGTTCTGCCAAGGCTTGCCCAATCGGCTTCAACATCATCGTATTTGATGTCTTTAATCTTTTTCATGGTATTTTTGGTCTTGTCAGCAGAGCCATTAACTTTCATTAAGGCTTTTACGCCGTCGATTCCCAAATCTTCCCACATCGTACCGAAGAGGTCAACGCCTGCCTGATTCTGCTTGACCTTATCGTCCATCTCAAAAAGAGCCTTTAAGACTTCTGATGTTGCGGATTTTGCGCTGTCTCCGCCTTTTGCAAATCTTGCCTGCAAATCCTCAATACTACCTTTTGCGCCTTTGCCTGCTGATTCGAGATTTGCAAGATTTTCTTTAGCAGTTTTTAGCGCCTTTGAATATTGTTCAATTTTATCGGCATTCTTTTGCTTTGTTAATTCGCTCGTCGAATTGTTAAAGCCTTTTTGCTCCTCTTTTGCATAGTAAAGATTTTTTTCGAGCTTTGCGACTTCATCTTTGGCTTTTTGAATGTCCTCAGCCGAGGCTTTTACACCGTAGCCGAGAAGAGCAAATCCCTCCTGCGTACTCGAAGCTGTGTCCTTAGAGCGGATTCCAAACTCTTTCATGGCATCGCCGAGCTTGTCAACGCTGAAAGTACCTGCTTTAGAGCCATTTTCAAGCGAATTAAAAAACTCGTTCGCATCGTAGCCGAGTTGCTTGTAATGTACAGAGTATTCGTTGATTGTGTCGAGCAAATCTCCGTTTTTGTTAAGGCCTTTTTGACTGCCCTGTGCAATGAGATTAAAAGCCTCTTCGCCTGTTACACCAAATTGCTCCATAAGCATGTTGACCGCTCTCAAGGTTTCGACAAAATCGTAATCGTATGTATCTCTCAATGTAAAGAGATTTTCGGTCATATCTTTAAGCTTACTTGGATTGGTCTCGTTCGTTGTCTGCTTAATCAAAGCAAGGACATTTGCAACTTCTTCCTGAGATTCGCCGAAATTTCCTTGGTAAACATCTTCAAGGACATCTTTGTACTTTGTCATCTCCTCGGCGGTCAAGCCGGTTTGAGCCTGCAAGGAATTTAAAGCTTTTTCTTCACTGTTTGCACTTATGACAGATCCGGTCAACGCTCCGCCGACCGCTGTTGCCGCTGTGCCTGCTTCTTTTAGGGCATCGCCGACGGCAGATTTGAGATTGTCAGCAGAGGATTTAACATCATCCATTTCTTTTTTGACCTTGGATAAATCAGTCTTATTCGACTTGTTTTCAAGGCTTTTAAAGCTGTCGCCTGTCTTGTCAACGCTTGTTTCGGTTTTTGACATCTCACTTCGGGCAGATTCGAGGTTTATTGCGTTTGCTTTTTCCTCAGTTTCCGCAAGCTGTTTTGTGAAAGTTTCAAGTTTGCTTTTCGCTTTTTCAACTTCACGCTGATAAGCTCTGTACTGTTCGGTTGAGATTTCGCCGTTTTTTGCCTGTTCTTCAACCTGATCTTGTACATCAAGTAGCTTTTTGAGGGCAGATTTGCTGTTTTCAATTTGTTCTTTTAACACTTCTTGCTTTTGAGCAAGCAAAACAGTGTTTTCGGGGTCAAACTTTAATTGTCTATTAATAGCCGACAATTCGCTCTGTAGGCTCGCCGATGAGGACTGTACAGCTTTTAAGGACTTCTGTAAGTCCATTGTGTCACCGGCAATTTTGACGGTAATACCCTTAATTGTAGATGCCATATCTATCCTCCAACTTTTTGTATCTGTTCATAAACTCGCTATACTGCTCTTCCGAAATTTCTTTGTTTTCAAATCTTTCTTTAACAAAAGGCAATACAGATTTCATTTTCAGATATTTTTCTTCATTTTCGTGGATGTTCTTATTGTTTCGTAATGCGAAATAGGTTTCGATATAATCCAACACAAAACCTATTGTAAACCTTTGTAAATCTGCGACAGTCAGACCACACCTGACGGCATAAGACAAGACCTCTTTTGCCGTCAGGAAAGTTCCGTTTAGGTCGCTGTCGCTGTCACTTTTGGGCTGTCGCTTTTAAGGCTGTCAACGATGAGTTTGATAATTGTGTCGGTCGCTGAAATAGCGTCCTTAATACTCACATTTTTTGACCAAGCCTTAAAGTTAGGAATCGTATCGTCTGCCGTCTTTGCCGCTGCCCATAAAAGCTTTACAGCAGAGCCAAATTTAACATCATTGAGGTTCTTAACGAGAATACGGTCGGCATCACGCAAAAAGCTGTGACCTTTGAATGTGTCCTCGTAGATGAGCATTGTGTAAGCCGTAACCTCAACCTCAACATTTTTATCGTTAATAACAACTGTGTCTTTCATTAGCTCTTAGCCGCCTTTGTAGTGTCTGATGAGGCCTGATCTGTAGAAACTGCCGATTTTGCAGCCTTTACAGCCTTTACAGTAGGAGTTACAACGCTTTCGGGCAGAGTATCTGCATATGATGTGTAGCGCACAAAGTCATTGTCAGGGCGTGGTTTTGACGTGATTGTAAATGTTGGGAACTGTGGATCAAAGTTACCTTCTGAGGTCTTGTCGTTTCTGCTGGCTCTTGCAGCTACGCAGTCGAAATATGTATCAATTTCGTAGAGCTTGTCGCCTTTGTATGTTTCCTTTGCTGCAAGGAGGGCAAATCTCGGCATTACTTTGATACCGCCCTTTTCGATGATACCGCCCTCAGTTGCTTCATCATTGCCGAACCAATCTTTTTCGATGTCGTCGACTGCTGAAATAAGCTCAAGACTGATTGTATAGCCGCCATTCGCACTTGCTACAATGATAGGCAAGCCGTCAGCGTAGATTGTGTTTGAATCGCCAATAGGCTCTGCACCGATACTTCTGCCGCCTGCCTCATCAGATTTAAACCAAATCGGTGTTCCGTATGTAATTTCGCCTGTGCTGCCTTCTGTCAGCACAGCATAACCAACTTTTCTAATAGTTTTGTTCATAAAATAAGCACTCCTTATGTTTTAAATTCTTTTTATGCTGCTCAAATCACCACCGCCCATAGCTTCCGATGATTTGATAAGTTTTTTTATTCCGGCTTCAAATTCTTCGTGTATTTTTTCTGTCGCCGGAGCAATATGCACCTTTGGCTGTACCGTTCCGCCTTTTTTACCTCTCTTTTTACGAGCTTTTTCAAGAAGATGTGTAAGCCGATACTCAGGTTTAGCGGCATAAACCGTTTTTTCATAAAACCTGAATGTTTCATTCGTGATTTTTACTCTGAATGATTTGCGATATTTTTTTCTTCTGCCGACAGGTGCATTTTTCTTGATTTCGTTTTTAAGTTCTTCGGCTTTTTCATCAACCAACAATCTTACGCCCATTTGCACATCAGCCGAATAGGTTGCAAGCTCTTTCGATAAGGTATCGCCGATTCGGTCAATGCCTATTTTTTTGTAATCACTCATCAAAAATCACACTCAGATTGTAATAACTCACACAAAGTTTATTTGTTGTGTCCCACGCTCGGTTCGGCTTTTTCCAGCCTAAGCCATTTTCAGACATCCATTTTTCAAGCTTCGTTTCGCTTGTGTGGTCGTCTTTTGCCGTATAGAGTTCTATGATGATTTTTGCATTTTTCCAAAGTATTTCACCGTCTGCGTAAATTCCTGTTTCTTCATCCTTGAAATAAACAAGATAGGGTGCAGGGGTTGATTTGTTGTAATCTGCCTCTACACATTTAAAGCCACAAGACTTAATAAGTTCGACAAATTCATCGTAATTTTTAAAATACATCTTCTGCACCGCCCTCATACAGTCCCCTCTGCGACAGGCTCACAATCGAGCAAGGGGGATTTTTGCTCTTATCATGCTGAATTTGTTCAATCTTGAACCTTGTGCCGTCAATGATGACCGCCATATCCGTTCGCAAGTTTTCGTCCTTGTGGATATGTATGACCTTTGACAGTTCAATGTCATTTTGTTTCGCACCATAAAAACGAGTTACGCCGATCTTTTCGTTGCCAAAACGATATTTTTTCAGGCTGTCGGCGATGATGTCGTCGTTTTCGTCGGTTTCATAGATTTTTGCGACACCGTCATTAAAGGTTAAAAAATCTATGTTATTCTTCAAAATCATAGCTTTTCACCTCATATTCCTGCCTTAATTTCAGAATTTCGCTTTCAAAATTATGGTCGAACATTTCAACAGCGTTCGAGTAAGCATAACGGCAGTAATCAAACAGCAAACTTCTTGCCCTTGTCGGTCGGTCAAAATCCTCATCAGTAAGCAGAGGGTTATAATCACGGAGGTGCTGTTTTCCATTGGCTATGATTATCTCAATTTTTGACTTTGTACTTTCATCGGTTTCGATATGTTCGCGGTCAAAATCAAGCATATTAACTACATCGTTCATGATTCCCATCGTTCAACACCTCCGTGAAAAATTAAGCTGTTGCTGTCTGATTAAGGGTTACTTTAATTTCGGCAGGATTGAGTGCTGAAATATCAAGCTTAAGAAAATCATTCGTGTGAAGCGAAAAGCCTGTTGCATAAGCTTTAATGAGATAAACTCTGTTATCTTCAAGGAACTGATACTGGTCTGAATAGTCGAGCTTTCCTTCCTTGCCTGTGGAAAGGCAAGCTTTGTATTTTGAAAGCTGACCGATAACAGCCGTGCCCTCTGTCACCATTTCAGATGGGTAAACATTAGTCGGGAACGGGAAAAGGTTGTTTTTGTACGAGCCGTCTGTGGCAAGCACAGTTGTTGCAGGGATAATCTTTGTGAGATAATCAACAGGATTTACGATAAGGTCAACCGATGTGATGTTGTTCGTTTTACCGCCCTTGCCCTTTGCGAGCTTTGCAACAACATCCATATATGACTTAATGTCAAGGCTTGTGAGCTTTGTTGCTGTTTTTTCAGTGTACGCACCTGCCTTTACAGCGCCCTCGGGGTCTTTAAGCATACCGATAGGCTTTCCGTTGCCGTCACCGTTGATAAAACCGTCCTCAAGGGCATATGCAAGAGCGTCTGCAAGGATTCTGCGGACATATGCGTCGATGTATACAGCGCCGAGGTCAAGTATATCTTTTGGGACAGGTACAAACGCACTTACCTTTGTTGCCGAGAAATCCTTTTCCTGGATTGTGCCGGCAAGCTCCTGCGTGATTTTGGAGTTCAGTGCGCCCCAGGCGGCAAGCTGTTTTGTGTCCGTGGCAAAGATTGCCTTAACAGAGCCGTATGTGTTTTCAATGCCGATTGCATCAAGCAGAGGATGATTGTTTGTAATATCCTCAAGCACGGAATCAAGAATCGTCTGGGGAATTGTAACATCAAGACCTGTAAGAGCCTGCTTAACATCGGCAGATTTTGCCGCTGTGACAAAATTGTTATAAAACTTCTGCTCTGCGCTTGTAAGCTGTCTGAATCCTCTCTTGGCAAGAATTGTGTTATCGGCAGTTTCGCCAATTTCCTGTGCGACCTCAATGATTGACTGCTGAATACTATCAGCATAGGCGTTGAGAGCCTCGGTCATTTTTGCTTCATCTTTGGAATCAATGGCAGTTTTCAAGTTCTGCGCAAACTTTGCTTTTGCGTTTTTAATCGCGTCAAGATTCTTCATTTTTTAATCTCCTTTATAAATAATTTTTGTTTTTGAAATACTCTTCAATAAAGCCAAAGCTATCCTTTTCTTCGGGATTTTTCGGTTTTGGCTCGGGTGGTGTCTGTGGTTCAGGCGGTTTAGGCTTTGTACCAAGCATTTTTGCAAGTTCTGCCGCTGCCTGTTTTGCTTTCGGGTTTTTCTTCTGCTGTGCATCATCAACGATTTCTTTTGAATCGGTTAAATCAACCGGATCAAGAATTTCATCACACAAGCCGATATTAAAGGCTTCCTCTGCCGTCAAAAATGTTTCAGCATCAAGAAGCGGCTCGAGGGTTTCCCTCGTGAGCTTATCGCCTGCGTGTACAAGGTAAGAGTTTGTGCTTGCTTCACTAATTTTGTCGAGCTGGGTTGCAAATTCCCTGTGTTCCTTCGCATTGCCGTAACAACCGCCGACTGCATGATGAATCATCATTGTTGTGTTTGACGGCATTACAATCTTGTCAGCCGCCATTGCAACAACAGAGGCAATCGAGCAAGCCATACCGTCAATGTATGCAGTGACCGGCACACTCTGCCGTTTGAGCAAATTGTAAATTGACACGCCCTCGTCGACATAACCGCCGATTGAGTTAATATAGAGCTCAATGCCGTTAATTGTTTCGGCTTTTTCGATTGCTTTACGAATATATTCAGCGCTTGTCTTGGATTCCACGAGGTCGCCCCAAATGTTCAAGCAGCTCGGCTCAATTTCACCGTAAAGATAGATTTGCAAAACATTCTGATTTTCTGCAATTTGCTTGATGTTGTAATTTCTACTTTTCATTTATTTATTCACCACCCTTCAAAGCATTTGCTATTGTTTGGTAATTCTTAGTAATGTAATATGTATGCGCCCAAGCCTCCGAGCAAGGGAGCATATTGCAATATTTTTGAGCCTGTGCAGGTGTCAGCACACCGCTGGCAATTGACTTATCAAGATTATTTGCCTGACTGATTGCGTCAATGTGTCTGACTGTCGTTGTGTCAATTAAGAGATAATTGCCTTTGTTAAATTCGGTGCTACCGAATCTCTTTTTGGTGATTTCCTGCTCAAACATATTTGCAATCGGATCAATTGCATTTCCAATAGCACAATCCATAGCGTCCGAGAGTTGAGAGGCTTCACCGCTTAAAATTGCCGGCGGAATATGCAAAGCGTTTCCGACCACCGTGTAAGCCTCAGTTCTCAATTTTTGAATATCGTTTATCTCGCTGTTTGTGGTTTTTCCCGCGTCTGTTGACGGCTCGGAGTATTTCATCCCCTTAAAAATTGGCATAACGGCATTTTTGTTCGAGTAAAAAGCTTTAAACTGCTTAGCTAAAACTTTGTTATAAGTTTCGGCAAAATTTTCGTCGCCAAAGCTATAATTTTCAAGTTCCAAAATGCCTTTATGTCCGACAGCCTTGTTGTACCTTTCCTGAGCCGATAACATTAACTGCTCATAAGTGTTGCACATGTCGGCTAACAATCCCCTCAGAGCGAAATTATTATATTGAAGATAAATTACTTCACTTTCAAAAAAAGTTCGCTGATATGTAAAATTTCGGCAAGTAATACCGCTGAAAGAATCATCAATCAATGCGTGTTCTGTTCTTGAAAAGCTGTCCGCAATTAAAAGCTGATTGTCGGCTGTTTCAATAACTAAAAGCTCATTGTCAAAAATCAGTTTTGCGACAGCCTGTGTAAAAAATTCGATTTTGGTTTGATGCTTATTTGGCGAATAGTTCCACAGATAGTATTCATCTTTGCGACTTTCTCGGTTGTTATTAACGGTAACAAATTCGCACTTTGCCAAACTTCGAGCAATAAAATCAATTGCAGTAAACAAGGCAAGTTCAGTCAAATGAAAACTCTGCTCAGTCGAGTAGTTTTCAGAGTTAAATTCTGTTGCGACCATGTCTTTTTTACCGAAAATGCTACGAAAATAATCAATAATTTTCACTTTCTCACCTGCCTTTTTCAGCGTTTTTTATTCTTTCCTCTGCTATTTTGTAATACCTTTCATCGAGTTCAATTCCGATAAAGTTTCTGTTTGTGTTTACGCAGGCAACACCTGTTGTTCCGCTTCCCATAAACGGATCTAAAATAGTGTTATTTTCTTTTGAACTGTTTCGGATTATTTTTTCAGTAATGTTAAGAGGTTTAATGGTTGGATGTTTCCACATTTTTTGTCCTTTAGGTTTGAAACGCTTAAATAATATGTTTTTGCATCCTCGTAGCTGTGGGGAAAGCACTTACCTTTTCCTTTTCTGAAATAAAGTAAATATTCAGTGTCGCTTAAATATTTATTTGAATAAGTGGGCAAAGCGTTCGTTTTGTGCCAACAAATTATATCAAATTTGCATTTAAGTTGCCCGACATAAAATTTTAAATAATCATATATTTGTGCTTTATTGCACCAAAAATAAGCATTGATTTCTTTCATAACTCGCAAAAATTCTTGTCCGAAAAGTTCAATATCATACCCATTAATTATTTTTGCTTTCTCGACATCCGCTAAAGATTCACTTAATTTCATTTTCTTGTTTACAGTTCCACCCCCCTTTGTGTTTAACACATAAGGCGGATCTGTCAGTAACAGGTCAACGCTGTTATCGGGAATGTTTTTCATTAATTCAAGGCAATCGCCCTGAAAAAGTTTCACCATTTTTTATCACCTCACATTAAAAAACAATTGCGTTAAAGCAATTCCTGATTTCATCAACCGTCATCGGCTGATTTCGTTTTAGTAAATCAAGTTGCGTATATGCGGCGACAAACGCCATAAATCCGTCTGTTTTTCTTGATTTCGGCTCAATTTTGCCATAGATAATATTGCCGTTTTTATCTTCGACAGCCGATGTGTTGTTTGTGTACCATCTCATCAGAGGCGAGTCGCCCCAAATTATCCTGTGATTTGCAAAATCAGAAGCAATTAAAGGAGCAACAAGCATTTTGTCTGACGGCCTTACAAGTTTAAGATTATTTCTGCCTTTACGGTCACATTCAAAACCTAACTGCATTAACGGCTCTTTGAGTAATGTATAGCGGTAGTTATCTAACGCACCACCGACGATGTTGTAATGCTTTTTTTGCTCTTTCAACCAATCAGCTACAATTTCGGGAGGTATTTCTGCTCCATCAACCCTTTGTAAATCCGGCTGATGAGCGTATGGAAATTTAATTCGCCCAAGGTCTGAGGACTGCGAGCAATACCACGAAAATGGCTTCCATACGATTTCACCGTCAATCAAAAACATTAAGCCGATACCCAAAAAGTCAGTAGTTTTGGTGTAGTCAACGCCAAATATGCACGGCTTGCCTTCAAGGTCGGGGAGAGGCCTGTTTGTAGCTTTGATATTTTCCCATGAGGTTACAGGATTCGCTTCTGTTCCCTGTGGACGGTTCATTCTTTTCGTCATGAATGAAGAGTTATTATTCGGATCAATTTTCCATTTTTCGTATTCCTTCCGAAGCTCTCGGAGCAAATTTGGAAAATACTGTAAACTTGGATTTGCTTTGTACCAATTTTGCTCGTCGTGGACCTCTTTGTCATCGTTCAAACGGCAAATAAAATAAAGCGTGCCATTGTCAGGCGCATCACCGTTCAAGACTTCAAGCCCTCGTGCAAATTCTTGGTCAAGCGGGCCGTCTCGAACATTTCCCATCGTCGTTGTAGTTGTTGTTCTCGGCATCGGCTTTTTTCCTAGGCCTGTTGTAAAAACGTCAATCAAATTGTAGTTTTCGTAAGCGTGCTTTTCATCAAAATCAACCTTGCCCGGTCTACCTCCGTCTTTGGTTTTGCTGTTTGATGTTCGATATTTGATCGTAGATTTTGTTTTTGTATTTGTGATTTCGGTTTTGTTCCAGCTGAAATGCCGCTGCATTTTCGTTGAATTGTTTTCCAAGACTTCATAAATATCGTTAAAACTTGTTTTCGCTTGTTCTTCTGATGTTGCGCAAATGTCAATGTCGTAGTTTCTAATACCATTAACGGGTGTTGTTAAAGCGAAATCTTCAAAAGCTAAATAGCCGTTTTTTCCTGCCCCTCTTCCGACGATGATTACAAGATCGGGAAAACGCAAAACACCGGGGGCAGAGTAAGTACAGTTGTGCAGCGCGAAGCAAAATATTTCCCATTCAAAAAGTTTGTATGGAAAATATTTTTGCAAGGCTAAATATTTTTCAAGCTGTGCATCGTCAACATAGATGTTTTCGGTTTCAAAGACATTTTTAACAAATTTTATCAGTTGAATTTGCTCACGGCAGACATGATATTTACCGCTTTCAACAAGGTCGATGTAATCGTCTATGGCTTTACAGTTCGTCATCCGAATCACTCTCGACTTTGTCAATTGACAGCCCCATTTGTGAGAGGATTGCTAAACGCTGTTTGTTGTACATTACGGCATTTTTTACAGAGGGATTGTCCTTTATATATTCTTTACCTGTTGCGCTGATAGCTTTGTATGTCAAACCATTTTTGCGGATGTCCGCCTGCATTTTACGCTCGAGTTTAGTGCAGAAGATGTAACTGTCGATTAAATCTCTATAGACTTCAATGTTTGCCCCTTTCAAAGTCAGTTGCTCAATCAAGCTGTCTTTGATTTCTGCAATTTTAATTTGTGCCATTATGTTTCTCCTCTCCTCAAAATTTCTCGTGTGCGTGCGCGAGACCAAACTGTCGTGCCTTTACACCGTTATCCATTGACCTCAGAATTTTTCGATTTTTTACCCGGGGGTATGCTTTTTTTCGCTCACCATCGCTCGGCAAACTCATCTTTTAATTTTTTCGGCTCGTATTTATGGTGCTCTTTGTAGTGGCAATCTTTGCATAGACATTCGAGGTTGTTGATGTCAAGAGCAAGGTCAGGTCTTACCTTTAGATACAACTTATGATGCACCGCCTCGCAAGGGCTGTACTTACCCACAGCACGACAGCGTTCGCATTCATAATGTTCAAGTGCTTTTTTTCTGTCACGGACTTCTGCCCAATTCGCTGTCAAGTAAAACCTGTATGCTTTACCGCTGCGAATTTGTTTTATAATCCAATCTGTAGTTACTTTTCGTTTTATCATTGCAATTTAATTTTACATCAAAATCAATCGTTTCTACTGACATCTTTATTTGTGCAAGTTGTACAAATAGCCTGTGTTCAACCCTCGAAGGTTGGCACAAAGTAATCTTGCCTCTTTCAGCCAGCGCCACACAGTTCGCTCGTCCGTGTAGTTTTCAAGAGCACATCTCATTACCCTCGAATTGATTTCACCTTTTTTTAATTCTTCTGTCGGTGCAGGAAAATAAACAGCACATACAGCCTGACAGATGTAGTCTTTTCCGCTGTTCGTCAAGGCATTTAATGTGTCTATCACGGCAAGCAAGTCAAGTCGCAGTGCTTGGTGCATTGTTTTGTCAGAAATGATTTGTGCTTTGCTCGGACAGCCGAGAGCAGCATATGACCTGAATTGCGCAATCGTATAATCTTTCGTTGAATCTTTCAAATTCTTGCACCTCCGAATTTCTTATGCTTGTGAGTGTTGGCTAAGTATGTAAAGTTAAAAGTTGCACCAGTAAAATCATTTATCCACATTTCGTCCTTGTAGAAATAATATCCGTCCGGGCAAGGCAAGGCTTCACCTCGTTCGAGCTTTCTGTACTCTCGCTTTTTTCCTTCAACAACCTTGACATCAGGTTTGGCAAGGTTGCGAGATGTTTTCAGCCGCTTTTTTCCGTTGACATCTTTGCGTATGTATTTTGCAAGGTCAGCATAGTTTCCGTCTTTGTAGAGCGGAGTGAAATTTATTCCGTTTTTCCACGACCAACATTCCGTTAAGATTTCACGAACGCAATCTTCAATCACTATATGCAAATGCCAATTTTTCCCGAGCTTGCCACATTCGCAGTAGCCGATGTATTTAAACTTGATTTGTTTCTTATCTGTCCTGCGTTTCACTCGTTTAAAAAAATTTGAGACAACCCTCTCAAATTCATCTTCGGTAAATTCACCAAACGGAGCGGAGAATCTTGCGAACCAGTCACCTTCTGAAAAGTTGCAGAGGATAAGCCGTTGCGTGTGTTGCTCTCCTCTGATGCGGTTAGCTTTTGTTTGCTTTTCGTTGGTTCGGGATTGATTGATTTGCCTCGCAAGATTTTTCTTGTTTCTCTTTCTGAAAGATTTATAATATTTCACCTCGAGCAGAGGCCCCGACTTGATTTCAGCTTTGTATGTAAACATATTAAACTTCCTATTATATATGTTAAAACTAAAACGGTCACTTAATTAATTCCTATAGCAGGCTATAAAAGGAGTGTTTCAACTCCTTAATTTGTGACTGATTATTATTCTATTTTCGCATTAAAAAGTCAGATGATATAAATATGCAGTAGTCCGTCTGACCTCCGAACTACTGCTTTGTGCAACCTTACCGTTGCAATTGTGTGTTTAATTTTTGGTGCATTTTTTGTAACAACTAAAACAATCAAAAGAAAAAGTCGTCATTTGACTGTTTTTTAATATGAAAATTTACTTTTTACATTTTGTTTTTTAGATTTTGCATACGGTAAGGATATTGCCGTGTTTAAATGTCAAAACATTCTTTGTAGCTTTTTGCGATTCCTCGACAATCGTCCGACTTAACCGGCACGTGACAAGCTACAGTTCTGATGTTGTCGGCATCCAACTCTTTGAAAATTTCCGATGCTCTTGTTTCTTCTGCCGATTTATAAAACTTAAAGAGCAAATCTACAAACGGTATGTTTCCAAACTCGTCCAAAAAGGCTGTATCATTTTCGGTCAACGTTTTTAAGCAATCTGCTTTATATGTATCTGATGCGTCCGATAAAATAAAAAGTTTGTTGTAAATATCCTGCTTCGTGAGCAAATCAATAATTTGTAAAGCTATCGACAACACTTCCGGATCATGTTCAGCAATCGCCTTTGACAGTTCCGTTAGTTTACATGAGGTTTCTCTTGTGCGTTTAATCCACTCAATATGTTCTTTTTCGGCGAAAAATGTGTTGGTTCTAAATCTGCGATATTCCTGTAAGAGTTTGTACTTTGCCTTAACACAAGCCTTAGCGGACAGCAATCCTATTTTCGCACAGCTATATACGGCAGACATTGACAGAACAAGCCATCTGTTGAATATATCAAGATTATTGATTTCATTAACATCAAGAGCGCCGTCAATAAACGCAACAACGAGCTTGTCAAGCTCTGATAATGTTTCTGCCGGTGCTGTCGGTCTGTCCTGTGTTTCCGCTGCAACTGTTTTTTTGGATTCAGCCATTGTTGCTTGCCTCACTTTCAAGCCATTTTCTAATAATTTCTTCATTTTCAAGACAAGGAGCATCACAATTTTCGCAATAACCGCAAACATTGTTATTTAATGTGTCAAGCATAATATCAAGCATAAAATGTGTCATTTGCTCTTTGCTCATTGATTTGATTTTTTCAAAGTTAGTCATTTTGTCTGTTCTCCTTTATCAAACAACATCTTTTATATTTTTTTCCGCTTCCACAAGGACAAGGTGCGTTCCTATGACTATTCTCAGGTGGGTGATATGTAACGGTAGCGAGAAAAGATAGATTACAATCTTGTGTATAATACTCACATATGTCAGCAGGCTCTTTAGTTATATGGGCTTTCATTCTTACTCCCCCTTTCTTGCTCATTCCATAATTTCAAAATCTCGTGATATTCTTCATCGTTTAAGTTAAGTCCTGTTTTTACATATGCGCAATCAACGCAATAACTTGAGTATTGCAATCCGCATTTATTACAATGCATTGTTGCTTACCCCCTATCCATTTTTGCGCCACAGTAGGGGCAATATGGATACAATCTATGTTTCACCATAATGATATTTTTATGGCAGTTTGTGCAAATAAACCAAGCACAACCACAAATATCTTTTTCAAAATTCCACTTTCCGTGTTTAATCTCTTGCACATCACACACGGTTGCTTCGTTGAGTTTACTACCGTCAACTTCGATAATACGCTTAACTGTTTCAGCATTTCGTTTTAAATTAAAGTATATCGTGTTTACACTACCGTCTGCGAACGGTATATCTAATGCATAATCACCGCATACCTCACGGATTTTTAATTTATTATCCATCATCATTTTTCACTCTCCTTACCTGTTTTATTTTGATTTTCAAAGTAAAATTCAATTGGATTGTCCGTCTTTTTAATCAATCCGTACTTTACAGCTAATCGAAAAATAAAGACCTTTTCGAGCCTCGAAAGCAACTTTCCTAATTCTTTTTTAAAATCTTCGACTGTCCTTGTCGATTTGTAAAAATTGCACATTCTGCAAGCAGGATTATAATTTTCAATGTCATTCGCACCATTGTACCAGTACACGCTCTGTATATGGTCAACTTGCATGTCCTTTAATTTGAGTGTACAACCGCAGTATGCACAGTGACCGCTGTACTTCTCATAAACTTTAAGCCTTGTTGCTTTGGATATTGATTTTCTCTGACTCAACCAAATCACTCTCCTTAATCAATCATTTTTTCCTCCTAATCTGCGTAATCATACAAACCGAGTGGTTTAATTTTTCTTGCGGCGATTTGCGCTACAAATTCCCCGTAGCTGTAGTTTGTGCCGTGTTTTTTATTGTAGTCAGCACAATAAAGACACATTCGGTCCAATCGGTCAAGTTTCTTCCTTCTGCCTCGTTTCTTTTTTTCTTTACTCATTTGTATCACCTAATTTCAGATATTTTAATATTTTTTCGCTCGCTTCTTCGCAACCATAACATACAGCGACCGCGTAGCCTTGTTCATTCAGACTTTTAAGCCATTCGGTTTGTTTTTCAGTCGGCTTATTTTTGCCGTATTTTAGTTCGATGAACAGACCGTGATAGCTTCCACGGCCAACCGGCAAAAACAAATCCGGCACGCCTGCCTTTACCCCTTGCTTTTTAAGGTTGGCCGCTTCGAGCTTATTTCTGCTCCCACCGTTCGGAATATGAAACATCAAATCAATTTCGGGATATTTGGTTCTGATGAAAGTCGTCCATTGAAATAACTTCCGCTGTTGGTCAGCCTCATACTGTTTCATCGGCATTCCCTTTCTTGTTCTTTAAAATGATTTCGCTTTCAAAATACAATGACCGCAACTGTTTTACAAAGTCATCGTCAACTATTTCGTATGCGCAAATAAAACCGTATGCAACCATTCCAAACTTAACAGCAAAGTAAGGTGTTCCTTTAATGTCTTTTCGTAATGTAAGCATCATTGTTTCATTTGGTGTGTCCGTGAAAGGGTTGAGATATGTGCGGTCAATAAACATTAAGCCCTCTGCGGTGCTAATCGGGAGCATTACTTTACCGTCGTATATAATGCTTATATCCCACATTTCAGCCGGTGTTTCATCCGCCGAACAATCCTCAACATCAATCAACGGCTTGGTTTGACTGATTGTAAATCTAATTTTATCTCTCTGTGCATCGTTGATGTCATAGAGTTTGCATATGTAATCCTCGTTGAGCTGTGGCAGACCAAAGATAGGATAAACTGCATATCCGTCTGACAACCATTGCTCGCCGACATCATTACAAAAGATTGAAATGTTTTTATTTTTCTTGCATATGTCAAATGCTTTTTTTTATTTTCATTGTTTCACCTCTTCATTGCGTTGTATATTTCGGGTTCTAAATCAAATGTTCTTCCGATATATCTAACTTCGTCGAAATTAAAAAAACTGATTATATCCATTTTTATTAACTTTGATAACATTGTTGTTTATTGCATAATCAGAAACATCATCAATATATATGCTTGAACCGTCTTTAAATTTTATTGTGATTGTGTTTACATACATTTTTTCGCCTAATGCGGAACATCTGCACCTGCTCCGCTTTTACAATGTCAGAATTTATTTAAAGAGGAGTAAACGAGTTTTATATAATAAGCTGTGCAGAGCTTGTTATCGGTTAATTTGTTCGGGCATCTGCACCTGCCCGAATCGGTATTACTGAAAGAAAGTAGATAGGTATGTATTAATTTATCAAAAGAGGGAATCTATAATCTCGCTGTGCAGAGCGTGATTAACTTATTAAATTTGCCGCCGCAAGAACATTTTGCTGACGTCAGCAAAATGTTCTTTTAATTGACTTCGCCTGTTGTAAAAATCGGGTGTGTGCCGTCACGGAGTTGTATCTCTTCATCACTCATCACATAGCCGAGTTTGCAAAGCAAGGAATAAAATCTGTTTAAGTCAGGGCTGTTTTTTCGGCTGATAGTTTTATCCAAATAACTTACACTGATATAACTGAACGAACTGTAATTCGTCTGACACAAAGCATATGCCGTCGCCATTAGCATTCTGCCGCTGTCGTTGTTCCAATGTTCATTGATGTAGCTGTCCACGTTTTCATCATCTTCAAAGTCGTGTTTGATAATTTCTTCAAAACGATATTCTTGATTACTGGCTTCTGCCGCCACTTGGGCGACTATAAATTTCACAAGCTCCTGCTTCTTGTTGCTGTCATTGAAATTCGTATCAAGCATAAAGCCTATTCTGAGAGCTTCACAGCGTTCATCTATTTCTTCTGCCTGTTCAGTAAGCTCGTCCCATCTCTGCTCTTCAAGCCTTTGCTTTTCTTCTTCGGGATCGTTCTTTTTCTGCTTTTCTAATACTTCTGCGTAAATGTAGACATTTGAGCCGTACGCAAAATAAAAATATCTTTTCCTGCCGTCAGCGAAATCTTTACCGACAAAATCTTTGAGCGCAAACAGTCCTGCGTAACTGTAGTTACTCGGAATTTCGTCATGGTTCTGTACTTTGGTCATTCCATGTTCAAGACAGAGTTTTTCAATTTTTTCTTTCTCTTCCTCTGTTTTCTGTTTTTTTTACAGCAGAATACAAAAGATTGTCAAAATTATTCGTACCAATTGATTCGAGCAGTTTATTTCTTGTGCCAATGTTTTTAATTTGATTTAGTCGGTCATAGTCTGCAAGGGCAGGCTGTCGGATCTGACTTTCCTTGAATGCCTCTTCGTCAAGCTCGCAGAGTTTTACTCTTCTTCTGATTTTGCTTTCGGAAAAGCCTGTTTTTTTCGCAATCTCTGCAACCGTATCACCGAGGTCAAGCAATAGCTGACAGCCCTTTGCCTCTTCATACACGGTCAAGTCTGACCTTTGCATGTTCTCAGTGAGCATTGTTGAAAGCTGTTCTTTCTCACTCATTTCGACGACCGCACAAGGCAGTTCGGTCAAGCCTGCCTGCTTTGCCGCTGCAAGCCTGCGATGCCCTATAATAACCGTGAAATCATCCCAGTTATCATTGTTTGGTACAACAGTAAGGTTCTGCAAAATTCCGTTAGCCTTGATAGATTCCGCAAGCTCCGTCACATCGCCGATAACCTTTCGAGGGTTCTGTGGATGTGGGTGCAGTTTGTCCACTGATATCATCTGTAATTTAGATTTTCTTTCCATTTTTATAATCTCCTTGATTTTCGCAAGGTTATCTGATATAATAATGTTGGACTGTATTTGTACGCAGATAGCCTTGTGTTATTTGCCGACCGTTGATTGTAGTGCAAGCAATCAACGGTCTTTTTCTTTGCCTGTAAAATTCATTGGTTGCACTCCTCAACCGCTACGCAAATAAAGCCTTTGGAGGTTTCTTTAATGTCAATCACATCTGTGACCGCAAGCTCAACCTGTATGCGTTCAATCTCAGGCGGTAAAAACAGATTGTTGCCCTCACAAAGTTTATTAACTTCATTAAGCGCCTTGATGATTCTGACCTTAAAAAAGTCAATGTCACTGTGTGCTGTTTCAAGCTCATCACTTTTCGTGCTGAGGCTCTTTCGGGTGTATTCTAGTTGCTCTTTGCAATGCTTATACTTTTTTCTGAGTGATCTTTTCGTCTCGTAGTTTCTTAAATGCCACATTTGTTATAAAGTCCTTTCATTTATTTAGTTTTCGACATCTCGTATGGATGTCGATTTTATGACTGATGTAATTAAAAAAGTCATAATTCTTAGAGCGTTCGGCTCGGCGGTTGTCGCACTTTGATTTGTATTCAAGATATTTTTCACAATCTGTATGACATCTTGTTGCCCGTATCTGACAGCCGTAGCACGGCGAATTTATCATTTTTACGCCGTCCTTTCGTTGATTGTATTTCCGCTGCCGATCAATTTGTTGAGCAGTGTGGCCAGTAAGGATATATCTGCACCGCTTGCATAGGTCTTGAGCCGGTCAATCGGTATGTTGTAGCTCCAACGCCCTTTGTCGCTCTGTACGGCTGAGCCAATGGGCAGGGTTTGTTTTTTTAGGCCCTCATAAACATAATTGAGAGCAACTCCGAGATATTCAGCCGCCACAGTCGGCGGTACATCTCTGTACTCCTGATTTGTTTTAGGGTTGATTAGGATTTTTTCATTCACTTAATAATCACCTCTTACTAAGTTCGGGTTATCGTATATGTTTCCGATAACTTCAATATCTTCGGGATAATAATGTTTTCCGAGGCTTTTATAGATATTGTCGTACTCAATCCCAAATTCAGTTTCGTTTGCATCGTACTTTACAATCCCATAGCCGTCACCGTCTAAGCGGTCAGAAAAATCAATGATATCTCCCTCAAAAATTTTTTTGCCGTTCTTATCTTTCATTCCTGTGTACTGACCAACCGTTTCGGGGTTGACCGCACCGTAGCTACCTAACACCGTTGCATCGGGTGTTATGCAGCAACCTTGTTTAGTCACAAGCAAATTGCCCTCTGACCAGTTACCGTTAGCTATCATCTTGCCACGAAATAAATATTCTCTCATCATTTTTCACTCTCCTCAACAGGCTGATTCCAACATTCAACGCAACTTATTTCACCGCAGTTTTCAAGGTCTTGAAGCCCAAGTATCGATGGACACATATTCATAGGCACGCCATTTTCACCAAGCTTAGCATTCGGATAGTTTTTCAACAGTTCTGTTAAATATGTTTTCTGTGGGTGTTCATTACTCCACTTTTGGATGATTTCAATAGCTTTTTCGGGGTAATACATTTCAAAGCCTGGACACGATAAACCTTCACCGTTTTTATTACTACACAAAGGACAGTTGCTACACTTAATTTTACACAGTCCGTTCTTTGTCCTTTTCGTCATCTTCAACTTTTCGTTGAAGTAGTTTGTAGTTTTCGTACAATCAATCATTTTTATCATTCCTTTTTGAGGTAATAAGTTAAGCAGACTGCTTAAAAAACTGCCTTGGATCAACATCAAGCACCCGACATATTCCCAAAAACTCTTCTGCTGTAACCTTCTTGTTGTGTTTTTCTCCTTAAAATGCTAAAATCAAATTGTAAGGAGGTGATGCTTATGCGTTTAAATAACGACTGTGTTCGTGATATTCTTTTGAGTGTAGAAGAAGTGTGTGACTTCAACGAATCCTTTCGATACAGTAAATTCAGCAACGATTTTGAAAGGCTTCAACCATACTCTCATGACGAAATTATCTACCACATTAAACAATGCAAACTTGCAGGTTTAATTACTTCAATGATCGGTGCTGACGGTGGCGACTATTTAGAAGTAGGTGATTTAACTCCCGAAGGTCACAAGTTCTTAGCGAATATCCGTAATGACGATATATGGAATAAAGTTAAGAAGATTGCCGGAACCGTGGGAAGTCACTCGCTTTCTGCAATAACACAAATATCAGCGAATGTTGTTACTCAGCTTATAAAAGCTCAATTTGGAATTACTTAAATCTTATTGTCTTGCCGGCGGCTTCTTTGGAGCAGTCGGCAAGTTCTTTGTCTGTGGGTATTCTAAAATTTTTCGTACAATAAACCACCATTGCTCTTGTAGCAATTTTCCATTTTACAGCTTTTATGATTGCCACTACTGCTACTACGGTAGCAAGTACCGCATATATGGTTAGTGCCATTTTTACCATTCCTTTCTGAGGTAATAAGTTAAGCAGACTGCTTAAAAAACTGCCTTGGATCAACATCAAGCACCTGACATATTCCCAAAAACTCTTCTGCTGTAACCTTACGGTTGGAATTTAATATTCTTGAAATTGCATCAGCGGTCATTCCAGTATGCTCACACAAATATGATTGTTTAATTCCTTTTTCTTCGACAATCTTTTTAAGTTTTTCGTTCACAGTCATACTTTTTACCTCCTTTCGACTGTTAAATACTACATTTTGTAGATTTCATTTTAATAATAGTCTAACTTTTGCAGATTGTCAAGAGATTTTAAAAAAATAATTCTACATTTTTCAGATTTTTTTCTTGACAATCTGTGATTAGCGAATTATAATAAAAGCGTAGATAAAACATCTATAAAAGGAGAAACAAAGTGTCAAGAGAATTTATAGCACAAAAATTAAAAGAGTTAAGGAAAAAAAGTGGATTAACTGCCGATGAAGTCGGAAAATTAATAAATAAAAGCGGAAAAACCGTAAATGCATGGGAAAACAATCACGGTCAACCTGATGCAGAAATTTTAATCGCGCTTTGTGATATATATAATGTAGATGATATTCTTGCAGAGTTCAGAGAAATACCAAACAAAAGCAACACTATGATTTTAACCAATCATGAAAAAGATTTGGTTTATGCTTATCGAAATCACCCTGAACATCAGTACACAATTGATACTATTTTAAAAATTAACGATAATCTAATACCAACCGTCAAAGCCGCACGAAGCGACGGTAACAGTCAACCTATTGAAATAGTAAACTTACCTGATCTTAGCAAGTTTGAGCCTGACGATACAGACTTATAAGCATTACATAATAAAAAACACCCCACAGGTTACAATACCTATGGGGTGGTAAAACTTGAATTATGGACAATATAAAAATGCACGCAATGCCTCTTGGCAATGTTTAATCGACTACAGAATCAGCAACTTGCCTGTTAAAGTCAGTCAGATAGCAAAGCAAGCAGACATTGTTTTACTGAAAAATTCGGCAGTCAATCTGCTACACCAAAATGAGAGCGGTACAACTCTTATGCAAAATGATAAGCTGTACATCGTCTATGCTGATGAGCAATCCCCTCAGCGATGTAGATTCACAATCGCACACGAGCTTGGACACATTTTCTTAGGGCATTTATTTAAAGCTGACGGCAACGGATTTTTAAAAACTGACGAAGCAGAGCACTCTGCAAATGTATTTGCTCGAGATTTGTTGGCTCCGGCTTGTGTACTCCATGAGCTACACGCAACAAATGCCGCTGCAATTGCAAATTTATGTGACATTAGCTTTGAGGCGGCAACCTACAGGGCTGAACGAATGGCAGAGCTCGAACGCAGAAACGCCTTTTATCTG